ATGAAAGCAATAACAATAAAACAACCATGGGCTTCTTTAATAGTGCATGGTATCAAGGATATTGAGAACCGTACTTGGGCGTGTCCATGGAAATACATAGGGCATAGAGTGTTAATCCATGCAAGTGGGAAACCTGTAGAAATGAGAAATCCCAATAGTGTATTTACAAAAGCTCAATGGGATAGTCTGCCTATTGAGTTTCAACGAAAAATAATATGTGCAGAGGGCATTGTCAATTCTGCTATCATTGGAAGTGTAGAAATAATTGGATGCTCTATCAATCATCCTTCTAAATGGGCAGAGAAAACAGATGATAGTAAAGGCTATTATGAAAATCCTATTTATAACTGGGTACTAGCTAATCCTATATTATTTCCAGAGCCGATACCGGCTAAAGGGAAATTGTCATTTTGGGAGTATCCCAATATCAATTCAGAGGACGATATTTGCTTGTGTAATTTGGTCGTAAATGAAAGGAATCAAGTCGTTAGCTATGGAGAGTATGACCGATGTGTATACTGTGGTAGTAAATGGAGTAAATAACAATAGTACAGAATAATAGTAACATAATAGTTAGATATGAATTATACTGTCAATATCTTCTTCATTGTCAACATACATTTTGATGTATTTTCTTAATAAGGTTGGATTATTGACACATTCATCTGTTTTAATTATTTGGAGATTATTCAATCCATATAAAGATGTCAAATTCCAATTTGTCATTTCTTGTAGTGAGCGTTTTATCTCAATTTCCGATTTTGCGTCTTTAGTGAATATTGTAATATTCTTCTTTTGGGGATTAGTGGATGAAGATTGTCTTTCAAAAAAGGCTTTAAAATATTGGCTGTCATTTATGCCTAATGAATGCCCAAATATTGTAATATCATCAGCATCCATTAAATCATATACCATAGCTGGGGGATTATATTGGGAATCAAATGATTTCTGTATAAAATCATAGTTTTTGTCTATGTTTTCATCTCTTGTTCCTAAAATGATATTCCCGTCTAAACATAAGCCATGTACATACTTAACTGCATCATTAAATTCCATAGCAAAACTAGAGTTGGGAGCTATTGCTCCAAAACTTGTATAATTAAAAGAGTATATGACAATTTCATCATTTACATTGCTTTTGATAAATGTTCTTGCTACTGTAGCAGCTATGGAGTTTTCATTAATAGCTTCTTTTTGAATTTTTATTAGGTATTGCATTAACCCAACTTTAATCAACTGTACGGCTTTTTTATCTCGTTCAATTGGAGAATTTAGCACATCTTCATGTGATAAACAGATTATGTAAGAAAGTCCAGGTTTGGATAATACGCCTATCTTTAATAGTCTATTAACAGTCTCAGCATTTGTTTGTATTAAATCATTATATTCAGAAATACCATGATAGGCATGTATCATTTCTAATATTTTTCTTTCTGTGCTATTATATAAATCGAATGGATGCCCATTATTATTCTTAATTTTAGTATAATAATAACTTAGTTCATTCTCCAAATCATACCACTTGACCGCATCTAAATTATCGTTCCATTTGTCATTTAAATGTTTGATTAAAGGAGATGGGTAGTCTTTGGGACAAAATTCAGATTGGCAAAAGTCCTTGTATGAAGTCTTTCTGCCTAAACAAAGGTCAAATCCGTTACCTATTATCAGAACTCTTTTTCTATCTTTATTCATACTGCAAAAGTAAGGAAAGATTATGATAATAAGAACTGAAATTTATATAATTGTTGAACCTTTGGTGTATTGGTTATCCGATACACCTTTATTTTTTTGTGATGATGAGAAAAATGATTGTAACTGGCAGTGAAGGCTTCATAGGTAAAGCCCTCTGCCAAGAATTAGCGAAAAGAAATGTTGAAGTGATAGGTATCGATCGAAAGAACGGTACTGAAGCTTCAAAAGTATGTGAACTTCTAAAGTACGGTGATATCGACTGTGTATTTCACCTGGCAGCACAAACAAGTGTATTCAATGGAAATCTGGAACAGATCCGGAAAGATAATATTGATACCTTTATGTGCATAGCCGATGCATGTAACCAATACCATGTAAAATTAGTATATGCCAGTTCATCGACCGCGAACCCGGAGAACACAACAAGTCTCTATGGTATAAGTAAGTACTTTGATGAACAGTATGCATCTATCTATTGTAAGGCTGCGACCGGGTGCCGGCTGCATAATGTATATGGACCTAATCCGCGAAAAAGAACTCTTCTCTGGTTCCTGATAGAAAAGGAAAACGTGTCTTTATACAATTGTGGTCAGAATATCCGGTGCTTCACTTACATAGATGATGTCGTCGAAGGGCTTATTTATGCGGTGGGCTGTAACCGGCAGCTTATCAATATTTGTAACGTCCAACCTGTGACTACTATGTATTTTGCTTCTTTAGTAAAATACTACAAACCGCTTGAAATTGAGCTAATTAATGAAAAACGGGATTTTGACAATTTAGAGCAGTCGGTGAACCGGGATATCTATTTAGTACCTTTGTCTTATACATCTGTCGAGGATGGAGTAAAGAAGATTTTTGATGAAAAGAAAGGGAAAGATATGTCGTATTGATGACTGGGATAAGCCGGAAGCGGTGAAATGTAAGAGCTGGTCTCATCAGGAACGGTTATGTGATCTGAAAGAAAAGGTATCACTTCATAAAAAGGGTGATATCTATTACATCTCCCAGTTCACTCGTTCCAAGACTGGTACCAGCTTTTCAGAAATTAAACAGTCGGAGGAACTTGCATCATTCTTTGCAGAGAGAGCGTGTGAGTTTCTCCACCGCTTCATAGTAGGGGGATATGAAGGATGGTGTATAGTCACCACACCGCGACGGAGACACAACGAGGGCTTTCATTTTTCAACCTCTATCTGTACGAAAATTGCGGGGGCGGTGAAAATACCATTCTATGAGAATGCAATCCAGTGCCTAACTAAAGATAGATTGAATCCGGAATTCTTTCTTCTTCGTCCGATAAAGGAAAAGAAGATAATAGTGTATGATGACATATTAACAACCGGCAGTACATTACTTGCCACCTATGAGCTTTTAAGAGATAGAGAGCAGCTTCTTTTTCTCATAGGAATAAACAATAATTGATATGGGAAAGCGAGAGGAACCATTAACATTTAAGCAAGAGAAATTCTGTAAATATTACGTTGATACAGAAGGTAATGCAAGTGAAGCATATCGAATGTCTTATAATACTTCCAACATGAAGCCAGAGACAATTTGGAGCGCTGCGAGTAGACTATTAGCAAATAGCAAGGTTAGTACAAGGATAAATGAGATTAAGGCGCAGAGAGCGAAAGAGTCTGAAGTAGAGAGGAAAACTGTTGAGAGGGTATTAATGGATATAGTGCTTGCCAATCCCGATGATCTTCATTTTGTTGACCCTGCAACCGGGAAAACAAAAATGAGAACTCCTTCCCAACTTCCCAAACGTGCCCGTAACGCATTGAAGAAGATACAGAATAAGAGAGGAGAGGTTACCTATGAGTTCAATGGCAAAACAGAAGCGGCCCGGATATTAGGTGCTTGGAATGGATGGGAGGCAGATAAGAATGTCAACATCAAAGGTGGAGATGGAAATAAAATCGGTGAACTTCGTATCGGCTTTGATGAAAAAGGAGATTCGGAAGAATAGAACAATTTGAACTGCAAAATCCGGTATTCACCCTACGGAGAAACCTTACTTTTAGAACAATATGGTTATAAATTATAAGAAGCTAAATCCTAACGGATTCTATCTATTGAAGTACTTGAATGATGAGACTATCCGTTTTATCATTCTCTATGGAGGTTCATCTTCCGGTAAGTCGTATAGTGTGGCACAAACAATACTGATACAGACATTACAGGATGGTGAAAACACTCTTGTAATGCGTAAGGTAGGAGCTTCTATTCTCAAAACCATTTATGAAGATTATAAAGTCGCTGCGGCCGGTCTTGGCATATCCCATTTGTTCAAGTTCCAACAGAATACTATTAAGTGTCTGGTTAATGGTGCGAAGATAGATTTTTCCGGTCTTGACGATCCGGAAAAGATAAAAGGTATCTCCAATTATAAGCGTGTTCAGTTAGAGGAATGGTCAGAGTTCGAGCATCCGGATTTCAAGCAGCTACGTAAGCGTTTGCGTGGTAAGAAAGGGCAGCAAATTATTTGTACCTTTAATCCGATCAGTGAAAGCCACTGGATAAAGAAAGAGTTCATTGATAAAGACAAATGGCATGATGTACCGATGACGGTTACCATTGCCGGCAAAGAGTTGCCGAAAGAACTTACCAAGGTCAAATCCGTAAAGAAGAATGCACCCAGGCAAATACTTAATCTTCGTACTAAGCAAATCGAGGAACAGGCACCTAATACAGTTATTATCCAATCTACCTATTTGAATAATTTTTGGGTGGTCGGTAGTCCTGACGGTACGTATGGTTTCTATGATGAGCAATGTGTTGCCGACTTTGAGTATGATAGAGTCCACGATCCGGATTATTACAATGTGTACGCATTGGGAGAGTGGGGTGTTATTCGTACCGGTAGCGAGTTCTTCGGTTCGTTCAACCGTGGCAAACATTCCGGTGAACATAAATATATCCCGGACCTGCCTATTCATATATCAGTAGATAATAACGTACTGCCATATATCAGTGTGTCGTACTGGCAAGTAGATTTCACTACCGGTATCAAGGTTTGGCAGTTCCATGAGACATGCGCCGAAAATCCTAACAATACAGTAAAGAAGTCCTCTAAACTTGTAGCCAAGTATCTGAAAGATATCAGGTATAGTGATAAAGTCTACCTACACGGGGATGCCTCAACAAAGGTGGCCAATAGCATTGATGATGAAAAACGTTCTTGGATGGACTTATTCATAGATACATTGCAGAAAGAAGGATTCGAGATTGAGGATAAGGTAGGCAATAAGAATCCGAGTGTTGCCATGACCGGTGAGTTTATCAATGCTATCTTTGATTGTACTGTTCCCGGTATAGAGATATACATTGACGAATCATGTTCGGTATCTATTGAGGACTACATGAGCGTACAGAAAGATGCTAACGGTGCCATTCTTAAAACTAAGGTCAAGAATAAAACTACCTTGCAGACTTATGAGGAGCACGGGCACCTGTCTGATACGTTCCGATATGTCGTTGTGGATTTGTGTAGTGAGCAGTATATAGAGTTTAGTAACCGGCGAAAAAGAAACTTGTATGCTTGTAATGGCACTATTAATTTCTTCAATCCAGATACCGAATGTAAATACACTAAGAAGATTCTATATGTGATGCCGAATGTTAATGGGAAATTTGTCCTTATACAAGCGTTTAGATGTGGAAATAAATGGCATGTTGTTGATGTCGTATTTATGGATACTACTTCAACAGAAGATATACGTTCTTCTATTTTGTCCCATGAATCTGATTCATGTGTAATTGAATGTACAGATGCTTATTTCCCTTTTATCCGGGAACTCCGTTCTAGTACAAACAAGGAGATTCGTGTAATGAAAGAGTTTCCGGATGTAGATAAGCGTATTGCTGCAACATCTGATTATGTGAAAAATAGTATTCTTTTTTCTGCATCAAAAGTAGAATCTGATACGGAATATGTTGCCTTCATGAATAATCTGATGGACTATAATAAAGATAGTGAAACAAAAGAGGCCAGTGCTGTTTTGAGTGGGCTAGTACAGTTCGTTGTAAAATTAGGTTTGAATTGAAATGTGTTATATGTGATTGAAAATAAGAATGTTATATTGTTGGTATTATGTTTTCGTAATTTCAAGATTTTAGTGTTTTGGAAAACGGTTTTCCTTTTTACTTAGTTTTGCTCAAAAAGGAACCCAATGAATATTTTTTTTGATAATCTATTTGGAAAGAAATCTAAGACTAAAGGTGAAGTTGAAATAGTTACTTCATCTGAAAATAAGGATATAGATACTCAAAGTGGCAAGACTGAAAAATGGTCAGTTGCATACATTGAGGACCTTACTAGTCCTATTGTAGCGGGCAGTAACTATCTAACGCTATTCAGTACGATACCTGAAGTCTTTTTCCCGATCGATTATATTGCATCGCGAATTGCAGGTGCTAATTTTCAATTGAAGAAAACTAAGGATGACAGTATAGTATGGGCGAATAAACGAATGAATGGCATACTTAGTCGTCCTAATTGTTTGATGCGTTGGAAAGAATTGATTTATCAGCACCATATTTATAAATTGTGTACAGGGAATAGCTTTATTCGTGCCGCTATGCCTGATGTCTTTTCTACAGCTGAAAAATGGAGATATTGCGATAATTATTGGGTGCTACCTTCTGATAAGACTATTGTAGAACCTGTTTACGGGAATATGCCATTGTTTGGCATTGCCCAAACAGAAGATATTATTCGTAGCTATCGTTTGGAGTATGGTTGGAATGGTAGTTTGGAAATTCCTCCATACCAAATATGGCATGATAGAGACGGAAGTGCAGAGTTCTATTCAGGGGCTATGTTCTTGAAGTCCAAAAGTCGTCTTGCTTCCCAAAATAAGCCAATGTCAAATCTAATAGCTGTATATGAAGCTAGAAATGTGATTTATGTAAAGCGGGGTGGATTGGGCTTTATTGTAAGTAAGAAAACTGATGCTACCGGTTCAATAGCGTTGACTGACGATGAAAAGGAACAGCTTTTGAAGCAAAATTTTGAGAAGTATGGTGTAAGGAAGGGCCAGGTACCTTATGGTATTTCAGATGCAGACATTGACTTTGTTCGTACTAATCTTTCTATTGCAGAGTTACAGCCGTTTGAAGAGACTTTGGCTGATGCAATAAATATTGCAGGGGCATACGGCATCCCTGCCGTTCTTGTTCCGCGAAAAGACCAGTCCACATTTAGCAATCAGGCTACTGCTGAAAAGAGCGTATATTGTTCAACTGTTATTCCTATGGCCAAACAATTCTGCAAGGATTTTACAGCTTTCCTTGGTCTTGAAGGAGGTGGATATTATTTGGATTGTGATTTCTCTGATGTTGATTGTTTGCAGGAAGGATTGAAAGAATCCGAGGACGTAAAGACAAATATAAATAAACGTTGTCGTGAACAATTCTCATGTGGGCTTATAACACTCAATGACTGGCGTGCCCAAATAGGCGAAAGTATGATAGAAAATCCCTTGTTTGACAAATTGAAATTTGATATGTCAGATGAGGAACTGGATAAAGTAAATCGAGTTTTTAACACTAAAAGTGGAGATGAAAAAGATGGAAGAGAAAATCAAAAGCCTTCAGTACAAGACAAAGGCAAATGATGTTGATGAGAAGGGTATCGTTACCGTTGCGGTGAACGGTATCGGTGTGAAGGACTCACAAAATGACATATCTATGCCCGGCTCATTCAATAAGACATTGAAAGAAAATATTGGTCGGATGCGTTGGTTCCTGAATCATCGTACAGACCAGTTGTTAGGTGTTCCGTTGAATGGTAAGGAAACAGAAGGTAATTTGGTTATGGTCGGTCAGTTAAATCTTGAAAAACAGATTGGCCGTGATACGTTAGCTGATTATAAACTGTTTGCAGAGAATGGCAGAACACTTGAACATTCTATTGGGGTCAAGGCCATTAAAAGAGATTCTGTTGATCCCTGTAAAGTGCTTGAATGGCGTATGATGGAATATTCAACATTGACAAGTTGGGGGAGTAATCCCCAGACTTTCCTTGTGAATATTAAGTCTGCTACTGCCGACCAGGTAAAGGAGGCTGTTGATTTCGTTCGTAAAGCGTTCTTGCAGCATGGATATAGTGATGAGCGTTTAAAAGGTTACGATATGGAATTAAGTTTATTACTGAAGAGCCTCAACGGTGGTGCCGTTGTCTCATGTCCTCATTGTGGTCATCAATTTGATTATGATGCAGAAACGGAGCATACCTTTGCCCAGCAGGTATTGGACTATGCTGCTGATTATCAGAGATGGATAACACAGGACATTGTAAGGGAAGAAATGGAGAAGCTCACTCCGGAGATTAGAACCCAAGTAATTTCTCTTATTGATTCTGTCAAATCAGAAAAGAAAGAATCTACTCAAAAGGGTCTACAAGACCTTATGAATTATGTAAGATGTCCCCACTGTTGGGGAAAAGTATATCGTTCGAATGCTATTCTGCAAAACACTTCTGAAGATACCACCGGAAAAAATGAGCCGTCTGTTGACACTCAAGAAAAGAATGACGGGGAAAATGGGAACGATGAAGTAACGATTAAAGCCGCTGATAATGGCACTTTACTCGATTTCAAGAGTTTGAATAGCTGTTTCGAGAATAAATAACTTAAAATTTAAATTTTATGCCTAAAAAATTTACAGTATCAGATTTTAATCTGAAAACAGACGGTCTGCCGGCAGAACAGAAAACTTTCATGGAAAACATCGTCGGCATGATGTGTGAAGTAGTTAACAAGTCACTTGAAGGATTTGCATCACCGGAGGAGGTAACGAAACAGTTTGGTGACATCAATAATCTATTGAAAGCCTATGATGGAGAAAAGTTCCAGCAATTGGTAAAGGACAACGAGCAACTTGTAGAACAAGTTAAAACTCTTGGTGAAAGTATCGAGAAAATGAAGCAGAAAGGTCTTTCTATGGATACTATCAACAAGTTCGACGAGAAATTGAACGAGATGCTTGATTCTGAAAAATTCAGAGATTTCGCAGAAGGAAAAACACGCAAATCAGGAGAATTTGACGGCTTCTCCTTGAAAGATGTCGTTTCCATGACTGACAATTACACCGGTGATTTGTTGATTACTCAACAACAGAAACGTGTTGTGACTCAGGTTGCCAACAAAAAGTTGCATATGCGTGATGTATTAACGACGCTGACAGCTGATCCTGCATATCCTCAACTCGCCTATGCGCAAGTATATGCTTTCAACCGCAATGCCCGTTTTGTAACAGAGAACGGTCGTTTACCGGAATCAAGTATCAAGGTAAAAGAGATACAGACAGGAACTAAGCGCCTTGGTACTCATATCCGTATCTCAAAACGTATGTTGAAATCAAGAGTGTACATTCGTTCCTACATCTTGAACATGCTTCCTGAAGCTGTTTGGATGGCAGAAGACTGGAACATTTTGTTTGGTGACGGTAATGGTGAGAATTTGCTTGGTATTATTAATAATACTGGGGTGACTTCTGTAGAGAAGATTATTAGTACAGCCATTGTTACAGGTGCCGCCGGTGCTGTAAAAGCTATTACCGGATATAACGGTGATAAGGATGTGATTGTAGAGTTTGCAGAACCACAGGATTTGATTCTTGATGGAATGAGTATCACGTTCGCTGGCGCCGCTGTTCTTACAGAACTGAACAAAACACACGCTCTTGTGAAAATGGAAGATGGTCGTATCCTTATTCCTGGTGTCGCGTTCTCCGGTGCTGAAACGGCTACGGATAAAATGACATTCAGTGTTCATGAAGCCGGCTTTAAGAACATTGAGGAACCCAACTCTGAAGATGTAGTGAAAACAGCTTTCGCCGCAATGACATATGCCCAGTATTTTCCGAATGCTATTATTCTTAATCCAATGACTGTTAACGGTATGGAATCAGAGAAAGATACGACAGGACGTAATCTTGGTATCGTTAAAATGGTTGATGGGGTGAAATATATTGCCGGTCGTCCGATTATCGAGTATGGTGGTATTCTTCCAGGTAAGTATCTTTTGGGTGACTTTAACCAAGCCGCAAATTTGGTTGATTATACCACTTTGACACTTGAATGGGCTGAAGATGTGGAGACCAAGCTTTGCAATGAGGTTGTGCTGATGGCACAAGAAGAAGTTATCTTCCCGATTTATATGCCGTGGGCTTTCGCTTATGGGGATTTGGCCGCATTGAAGACTGCAATAACTAAAGCGTAGGATTATGGATTACATACTTAGAGGTAACGATAAGGATGTAACCAATGTGCTTAAAGAGCAACGCATTCGGATTAATAGAGGGATGATTCAACTCATCCCTATTTCCGAATGTGGTCTTGTTACAGAAGAAGATGCCCGAAAGACATTGGAATGTATGCTTGCAGAGAAAAATGAAGAGATTGGCAGGCTTACTGCATCCATTGCAGAGAAAGATAAGACAATTGTTGAACTGACAGAAGAGCGTGAAACAATGAAAGCTCGCATTGCAGAACTTGAAGTACAGGTGCCTTCTGATGAAAAGAATCTTCCGGTTGCCGATTCAAAAGATTTGCAAGAGGAAGATGCCAAGGAGGTAATTGTTACAGATGATAAAGCCGTTTCCGTGGAAGATGAAAAGAAAACCGGGAAAGGCAAGACTTCTAAATAACTATCGCTATGTTGATTGATGTTTCATATTTTATGTCAGGTCCCAGGCATATTGAGAATGTTTCGGTCGCTGAAATGCCTTCGCCCCAATCTCTTGCTGTGAATGAGGTGATAAATGGGTATATTAAGGCATTTCAGCCCGAATTTCTCCGGAATGTTGTTGGTGTGACTCTTTCCCAAGCTATCACAGATTATTTGGAGCTTATTGAACGAGAAAAGGAAGATTCTTCAGATGAAGTTGATATTTCAGAAGAGAAGGAAGCCCCCCAGTCCGGATATGCAGTATTATGCGAGAAGCTGTGTGAACCGTTCGCTGACTATGTCTTTTATCATATTCTTCGTGACGCAAACACCCAGGCTACAATAACCGGGCTTGTTCGTTTGAAATGTGCTAATGAATATGTAGCTCCTTTGAAGAGACAAGTAAGCACATGGAATAGCATGGTAGAGAAGAATAAACAGTTTGTTGAATGGGCTATGTCGAATGATTGTCCTTTCGATGTGAAAATAACCAAGAATCTTTTGACCCCAATTAATGCTTTCAATTTATGATAGATTTAGATATAACAGAACTGTTTGAGGAGATTGTAAAGGAACTTCCAGAAGGGCTTGAAATCCTCTATCCAAATGGGAAAGGGGGAACTAAAGTTGTGAAATCCCCAAGGTTGAATTACATCTTCGGTAGCAGTCAATATATCAAAGATATTTTAGATGAATACAGTAAGTCTTCTGCCCAGTCTGAAAGGAAGTTTCCATTGGTTGCACTATTCACTCCAATTAGTGAGGATAGAGGTGACGCGGATTATTTTTCAAAAGCAAAGGTTTCGTTAATTATAGCATGTTCTTCTTGTAAAGAGTGGAGCAATGAGATGCGCAGAACCACATCTTTTAAAAATATCCTTCGGCCAATCTATAAACGTTTATTGGAAGTATTATATGAAGATTCTCGGTTCGACTGCGACTATGACGAAAAAGTGAAACATAGTTATTCAGAAAACTATTCATATGGCAGATACGGAGCCTATACAGATTCCGGTGAGGCTGTGAGCGAGCCGATTGATGCCATAAATATACGCTCGATGGAAATAAAAATTAATAATCTTAATTGTAGAAGAAAATGAGAAAGATTAGAACGTGTAAGGGTTCCCGGATGAACACTGGTAGTTCTGCTTGTAGCATTGACTGGAAAAAAGTCAAAGGTGCTATCTTGACAGAACATGGTGTCAAACTCCCTGCTGATATAACAGGTGAGAAGTTGCTCGAATTGTGCCATGCAGACCGTCCCGGGCGTATTTACCCTATTTTGCCATTCCTGGAGTATGCCAAGAATGGTGGAGAGCCTCAAGTTAATCCTGTAGGGTACGGTGCAAGTGAATACAACGGGCTTAGCGCTCAAACAGACACCTTCACTTTGAAGAAATTTGATGAGGTTTTGAATGCCCAGCTTCTGAAATGTGCCAATAAAGGATGGGACGTTTACTTTTGGAATCAGGATAATATGTTGATCGGTTATAATGATGACACTGATATCCTTGCCGGTATTCCGATGTCTACTGTTTACCCGACCGTGACACAGTACCCGACCAGTAGTGCTAAGTCTGCGATGACTGTTAGTTTTTCACATGAAGATGTGGAAGACAGCCAATTGCACTTTGACTACGTGCAGTTAGACTTCAATCCCAAGAATTTCGTTAAAGGCTTGGTTGATGTTGTGTTTCAAAAGTTGGAGGCCGAAAATACTTACAAAATAGTTGAAGTTGTTGGTGGTTATGACCGTACAGAAGAATTTGGCAGTCTTATTGCTGATGGTGCTGCTGAAGTTATGAATAACGTAACTTCTGCTACATATTCGGATGGTATCATTACCATTGTTCCTAAAGCCGGGGCGGTTCCTTCGTTGAAAGCTCCTTCTGTATTGTATGAAAAAGGAATCAGAGGTATCGAGCAGGTGTCATGAAGGTAGATAATGTTACGTTCGTCGAGGTTGCTGTGAAGGGCATGACGAAGGAAGAGTTTATTAATGCGCACATTAAAGTCGTGTGGCAGGAACTGAAGGAAGCTGACCGTAAGAAGAAGCTCTCGGAAGTGTACGATGCGATAACTAAGTAACCGACGGGCTGGGGTGTGATTACAGCCCAGCCCGTTATATTTTTACTGTATGGCAGATTTTGATGAATTACATAGAGTTATTCATTCCATTGCATCCGGGTTTGAAGAGGAATGTATTAGGTGTATGGAAGAACATAAGAATGTGCTCGTTGATTGTATTCAGGAACAATTATATTCCGGCTTGGACGGTACCGAACATCTATTGAATCCTGATTATGATACTGACACCTATTTTAACGAGCCCGGTCCCTGGCAGAACCGTGCGGAACAATATAAACGATGGAAGGAGAGGATAACTCCACCTCTTAGAAGTGAGATACTTTATTTGCCACCGCGTCCGGTTGAGGTACCTAACCTCTTTATTACTGGTACTTTCTATGATAGCATAACTGCCGATAGAATTGATTCCGGGCTTCGATTCTCAACGAAAGGATTTACGGACGGTAGTTCTATTGAGAAGAAATACGGTGAGCAGATTTTAGGCATTGGTGATACAGCTAAAGAGTACTTTAATATTATGTATCTCCGTCCCTGGATGGAACGTTTCTTTTCAGAATGTGGATATCGGTAGAAAATGGCTTGTAGTTGCGAAATAAAAAAGATGCAGAGTGAACTGGAACGTATCAGTGATCTTGCAAAGAAAGCAGCTGTCTTGGATGGTTGCATGTATGTTGTTTATCAGAAAGAAGATGGTACCTATGCTTTTGATAAACTTGGAGTTGAGATAAAAGGAAAGATTATTGAATATAGACATTATCTGTAATTATGGATTTAAAATTGAAAGATTTCGTTGATGAGAGCGATTTGCAGAAATTGGTGGAGCTTGATAATACTATTGAGCGTGTGAGGGCTGATTATGTTAATGCGGCCAAAGAATTAGCAAAAGGTTTGAAACTAAATGTAGAAGGTGTTGCTGATCTTGAAAAGTTGAGTAACCTTTATAATACTCAAGCAAAAACGGCTGGTTCTGCATCTGCTGAATTAACCGAAGCTCTTAGAAAACAGTCTGAAATAACTCAAACTGTCAGTAAGAAGATAGAGGAAAAGCTAAATGTAGAGAAATTATCTGCTGCTGAACTGAAGAAACTAACCAAAGCAAACTCGGATAATGCTGTGTCCTTGGAAAAGGCTGCTAAAGCAGAAGCTAACTTGACAAAAGCGCAGAATGCCGGTAATACTACTCGTAAGAAAGCTGTTCTATCTGAAGAAGAACGTTTAAAACTTATCAGAACTGCTATTATCTTGACTAATCAGGAAGTACATAGCCGTTCACAAGCAAAGGAAATGAATAAGCAGCTGCAAAAGGCTGTTGATGTTTTGAAAGATACGGATGAAAACTATATTCGTACACTTGCCCGTCTTAATTCTACAATCGGAATCAATACCGATTACATAAAGCGAAATTCCGATCGATATAGTCAACAGAAAATGACTATCGGTGCATACCGGGAAGAAGTAAAGGCTGCATGGGTTGAGATACAGAACGGTAATAAATCCATGCAGAATATGGGTGTTATTGCCCGGAATGCCGGTAGGATGCTTAATACAGAGCTTGCTCCTGGGTTAAGTAAAGTTGGTGCTGGTTTAAAAGGGTGGGCAGCTGGATATATTGGTGCACAAGCTGTTGTTAGTGGAGTTGTTGCTTTATTTACAAAACTGCGTGAAGGAGTAGGTGATATTGTTAAATTTGAATTAGCTAATAGTAGGCTTGCTGCAATATTAGGAACCACTTCTGATAAAGTGAAGGAGTTAACTGCGGATGCTCAACGTTTGGGTGCTACAACGAAATACACTGCATCCGAAGCTACGGATTTGCAAATAGAACTTGCTAAACTAGGTTTTACTCGAAAAGAAATATTAGATGCAACAGAGCACGTTCTAAAATTTGCACAAGCTACCGGGGCAGAATTAGCAGATGCGGCTTCATTGGCAGGTGCTTCTCTTCGTATGTTTAATGCTGATACAAGAGAAACTGAAAGATATGTGTCTGCGATGGCTGTCGCAACAACCAAAAGCGCATTGTCGTTTTCATATCTCGCTACTGCATTACCAATTGTTGGACCGGTTGCAAAAGCCTTTAATTTCAGTATTGAAGATACTTTGGCTTTGTTGGGTAAATTATCGGATGCCGGCTTTGATGCTTCAATGGCTGCTACTGCTACTCGTAATGTTTTTCTAAATTTAGCTGATAGTAATGGAAAGCTGGCAAAGGCGTTAGGTAAGCCCGTTAAAACATTGCCTGAGTTAGTTGAAGGATTGAAATCGCTAAAAGAAAAAGGGGTAGACTTGAATACTACTCTTGAATTAACTGATAAGCGTAGTGTTGCCGCTTTTAATGCCTTTCTCACCGCTGTTGATAAAATATTACCACTTAGAGAACAGATTACTGGTGTAGAACGTGAATTGGGCGATATGGCTCACACGATGGGAGATAATGTTCATGGAGCTCTTGCTAACTTATCTTCAGCATGGGAAGCGTTTATGCTTTCTTTCTCCGAGTCAACGGGACCTGCTAAGGAGTTTCTTAATTGGATGGCTGATAAAATAAGAGGTATCGCCAATGATTTGAAATCTCCTGAAGAAAAAATAGAAAAGATAGATTATAATTTTAGAACACTTGCAAAAAAAGATGCGAACAAAAAGTTATTGGAAGTAGAAAAAGATTTTCAGGCAGAATATAAGAGGCTTATTGATGCTGGTGATACAGAGGAACAAGCATACACAAAAGCTGTTATTCAAATGAAAAATAAACGTATTGAAGTAACGGCCCAAGAGAGAGAAGCTTTAAAACGGATGAAAACTCGTGCTCAATATGCAACATCAGAGTTTGAAGATATGTCTTGGATAAAGAATGGTGCTGCTAAAATGTTTGGCTATTACACATCGGAAGCAGAAAAAGCGGATAAGGCTCAGTTGGAATTTTCTAAAAACTTATTTAAAATAGCATCTAGCGATGAGTTTAATCGTGGACTTGATGTGATTGCAGAAAAGTTCCGTCCAAAGGGTAACGACAAAAATGGTTCAGGTATAACAGTCCTTACTGATAAAGAAAAACGTGAACAGGAAAAAGCTCTCAAAGAGAAGCTGAAAATTCATGAAACTTATCAGGAATCAGAACTAGCTCTTATGGATGAGGGACTGGAGAAAGAACTTGCTAAAATTGGTGTTGCTTACTCAAAGAAGATTGCTGCCGTCAAGGGTAATAGCAAAGAGGAAATTGCTACTCGTCAGAATTTGGCGAAAGAAATGCAGGATAAATTAGATGAATTCTCTATTAAGTATAATTCTGACCGTGAAAAGAAAGATGTTGAGAACGCTCTTGCTGTTGTAAAAAAGGGGTCCCAGGAAGAACTTGATTTGAAATTGCACCAGTTGGAGTTGCAACGTGAAGCAGAAATTGATGCAGCAGAGAAAACAGGTGAAGATGTTTTTCTCATTGACGACAAATATGCAAAAAAGAAACAAGAACTTTACGAAAGACATGCATCCGATCAGGTGCAATTAATAGCAGAGAATGCAGCGCATGAGCAGGAAATCCGGGATGCTGCATATGTTATGGATACGCTTGCTCTTAAAAAACAGTTAGCTTCTAAGGAAATAACCCAGCAAGAGTATGCAGAACTTGAGTATCAGTTAAAATTAGATTATGTACGTAAAACAACCGAAGCTGCAATTGATGCGTTGGAGTTGGAGCTTCGAAACGAAAATTTGAGCGCAGAGGATAGGGCAAAGATTGCAGAGCAGTTACAGAAATTGAAAGCGGACCTTTCCCAGCAAGAAGCAGAAGCGGAAATAGATGCTATCAATAAAGTTACTAAAGCGGATGAGAAAGCACAGAAAGAACGTCAGAGGAATCTGAAAAAATGGCTTCAAACTGCATCTCAAGCAGTGGGTGCTATTGGTGATCTAGTCTCTACTATTTATGATGGTCAGATTCAGAAAATAGAAGAAGAGCAGGAAGCTAATGATGAGAAATATGATAAGGATGTAGAACGAATACAGAATCTAGCTGATTCGGGAGCAATCTCCGAAGAAGAAGCAGAAGCTCGTAAGCGTGCGGCCAAGGAAAGAACTGAAGCTAAGAATGCTGAACTTGAAAAACAAAAACAAGAAATGGCACGTAAACAAGCCATTTGGGAAAAGGCGACTAGTGTCGCTCAAGCTGGAATAGCCACTGCACTGGCAATAACTGAAGCTTTACCGAATATTCCTTTATCTATTGTTATTGGTGCCATGGGAGCAATTCAGGTTGCAACTATTCTTGCAACTCCTATTCCTTCCTATGCAGACGGTACTCAAGGTAATGATAGGCATCCCGGCGGTGCCGCTTTAGTTGGTGATGCCGGTAAACATGAAGTTATCATGTATTCTGGAAAAGCATGGATTACTCCTGATACTCCAACTTTAGTTGATATTCCTAAAGGTGCGCAAGTCTTTCCTGATGTTGATAAGGTAGATATCTCTAATTTTGATATACCGGATTGGGACTTTCCCACATTTTCACCGACATATTTTGCATCTTCTTCCGGTGACACCATTGTTTTCAATGATTATTCCCGATTAGAAAAAAGGGTTGATAGAACAAATTTCCTTTTGATGAAGAGTCTAAAAATGCAACGCCAAGATGCTTCTAACCGTGAATTTGAACTGTATAAGTTATCTAAACTGAAATAACTATGATTGAAAGATTAAATCAGATAACATTGAGTGATTTCATTGAACTTTCATGCGGAAACTATGCTTGTTTGCTTTCGGACTGCAAATCTATGTCCGAAAGCACGCTTAAAGAAATAGCGTCTAAATTACTTGTCGAATACAGAAGCATTGTTAATCCTTCAGGTATGCAGGCTATGATTATGGACAAAGAGGATATGGTGAAGGAACGTGCCAAACTATTGAGCCTTCGTATATGTCAGACTCTTGTTTCTCTTGGCTTTTATGATGATGTTCGTCAGGTGTTGGGCCAACTAAATGTAGATATCCGGGATATGAGTGATGAGCAAGTTATATCGAAGCTTGATTATTTACTTCATTCTGCAATTTTTGAGCAAAAACGGAATGAGGAGAGACGCAGTGAGGAACATAAAGGAAGTAAGGCTACTCCTGAACAAATTCGTTCTTCTTTTGATGCAGAGATTGCTTTTCTAATGACATTCTTTAAAATGAGTATTGATTCTCGTGTAATTAATGCTGCTGTCTACGCAAATATTGTTCATCAAGCCGATGTTGAAATATCGTTCAGAAAAAGAAGCACATGATAATATTGGTATTTACATATATGCTGTAATTCGATTAATTTTTAATTAAAGCGAATTATTTCATACAGTCGTTTGTACATCTCCTTTAGAATCACAAACGACTTTTTTATGAATAAAAAAAGCAGCATCCATTGTATAAATAGGCATTTATACAATGTTTTATTGTCAGAATTACGTACATTAGAGACGAAGTGTAATCGGATAACAGCAGAAGTGTCCGAGGTAAAAAAAATGATTGCCTTATTGCCCCCCGATATAGGCACTCTTATTAGTTCAATCGAGCGTTCTGCTAAGGAAATGCACGAACAAAGTATCATGCACCGGAAATATGTGGAAAGGTGCATTAATGGCGAACCGAAGATACACCTAATAAGGAGGGCTGACAATGGACTTTGAAAAGGAATTATCAGAAATATATCCTTGGATATTAAAGGTGGCAAGAAAATTCTGCTGTTCCATGCAAGATGCTGAAGACTTAGCCGGTGATACAGTTTATAAGCTACTTGTGAATCGTGATAAATTTGATTGTTCTAAACCACTTCAACCGTGGTGCCTTATTATAATGAGGAATACTTATATAATAAGATACAATAGAAATTCCCTTATACATTTTACAGGGCTTGATATGGCAGACGGAAGTGCCATTTCTAACTGTACAGCTCATTCAATACTGTTTGATGATTTGGTTTCCACAATACAACGGTGTGCTAAAAAATCCCGTTGTATTGATAGTGTGATGTATTATGCTAGTGGGTATTCTTATGATGAGATAAGTGAAATCCTGAACATTCCTGTTGGAACTGTAAGAAGTCGTATTTCTTCTGGTCGGAAAATGCTACTTCAAGAATTCAAATATTAATAGTGTGACTTATTAGAGAATTAACTTTATAATATCACGAAAATATATTATGTTTGAATATTTAATTTTGAATAAATTTTTTATAAACTATAATGGATGAAAAAATAATAACCACAAATGAATTGAAGGTACTTGCTAATGAATTTTATGGTTCTAAAATAACGCAAGAAGAGTATTTTTCTAGGTTGGATGATATAGATTGTTATCAGGTACATTATTTGAAAGCACGTGTGTATTTGGATAAGCAGGATTTATCTAACGCAATGATAGAAATTAATACTTCTATTCATATGATTGAAGCGTATGATGAAAATGATTTAAAGTGTGAGTTGGGAACTTTTTTCCCTTCTTTGCAAGTATATGTTTATAGAGCTGCAGGAGAAATATATGCAATCCTAGGTGAACAAGATAAAGCGACTGAATATTACATAAAGTCACAGTATTATTCTATCCAATTAAAGTCTGATTTTGACGGTGTAAAGTCAGGAATTGTTTATTCATTTAGAAGTGTGAGTATTTATTCTTTGTCTGATTTAATATCAAATACTATAACAGTGTGTCATCCTTCTAAAATGAATGACCCCTTTGATAGTCTATTTCTTTTGTGGTCAAGTGAAAGTAATTTGAATAGAATTTGTAAAAATAAGGCTCATATAAAGCCTTTCAGTGACTCTTTTCAATATTTTAAAATTAGAAGTTTTGTCGGAAATAAAAAATTAAGTTTAGATAATAACCTAATAAGAAAGGTGGTCATGTGGTCTCATTATGCTGATGCTCATAAAGGTTTTTGTATTAGATATAAACTTTCAACGGTATTTATAAAGCAGGCTCAGGGTAATGGTTATTCTCATAAATATTTAAAGAGGGTGCATTATCTCTCTAAAAATGAGAAATGTGATATTTTAACTAAAAAGAAAGATACAAATAGTTTGTTTATATGGAAATCTACAGAATGGAAATATGAAAATGAAATAAGATTAATTAGTTATGACCCAAGCTGTAAAGATGATCATCTTCAAATTCCTCTTGATAAGAACTCTATGATTGAAGCGATTTATTTCGGTTATAGATGCGTTGAAAGTAATATAAAGAATATAATGCAAATTTTAGGGGAAGGAGTTCAGTATTTTAAGATGGATTATGATCCTAATAACGTTTATAAATTGAAAGTGAATAAAATCTTATATAAAGACTATATTGATACATAGTTTTTAAGTTGATTCCGGTTACCTTATAAATTCTATTTTTACTAGATAATTTCGTAATATGTTTAAAATCTGATGCTTACATCTGTGTTTTGTAATGCGTAGTTTTCAAGAATTTAGCCAATCGGGAAACCGGTTGGCTTTTTCTATATATTTGCTCGTGAACGTTCAAAAGGAGTTAAAATGCTTTGTAAATATGTACTTACCGTTGATAGTATTTCCTATGATATTCCCAAATCTTGTATTCAGAATTGGGATGAAATAAAGTTTTCCCGTAAACGCTCCGGACTTGAAGGAATAACTAGAACCTTTACTTCAAAATTCCAGTTTGTGGGAGAAGCCTATGATCTCATATTGGAGGAGTATTTGAGCAAATACCTGGCTTCTAATGCTAGTATCACTGTTTATACTATAACTAATTCTCATACTTATGAAGAATTCTTCAGTTGCCGACTGGATTTCGGTTCATTGACCTATGATGGAAATACTGTTTCTATTAATTCGATAGATGATAGTGTCGCTAATATCATAAAGGCTAACAAAGGAACGCAGTACGAATATTCGGTAGATGAGATAAAAGATGTATATCAGCTTTATTATGATTCTGTAAGTATGAATTATAGTCAACCGCATACATTAGGTGGTAATACTGTAGAAAATGATGCTTCTTTGCAATATATTGTAATTGACAAAGGAATATATGTAGAAGCTATAACATATTCGCTTCCCTTATATATTTCTGGTGGTGAACTTCCGTCACGGGATTCACCTCTTGAGTTTTATGATGCACCACAGGAATCGAAAGATGATCCAAATGTATTTGTTAAAGCCTTGTCCGACATTGATATAGTATTGAATTTTAGTTTTGAATACTATATCAGTTATAGTGATGCGTATACAACTAAAGCTGAAATTGTTCTAGGTGGGCGTTACGAAGATGGTCGTTTAGTCGAGTTGAAAAGATGGGGGTATAATAAGGGGGATGTTACCCCAAGTAATCTGAATGAATCCATCAAGATTCATCTGACTAAAGGGCAGGCTTTATTTTTTGATTTGAAGGTAACATTTAACAGAGTTAATGCTTCTACTGGCAATATTTATTTTCGTAATTTCAAATTTGAGACACGCTTTACTTCTCGAGCTAACCCTATCTATGTGGATGCAATAAGACCTATTGATGTGTTAAACCGATTGCTTAAAAGCATGAATGGTGGAAATGAAGGTATCTATGGTGAAATAGCTTCAGGTGTTGATGAAAGGTTAGATAATTGCGTGATATTAGCTGCTGAAAGTATTCGTGGAATCCCTCAAGCTAAGCTATATACTTCTTATACGAAGTTTAAAAACTGGATGGAAACAGTTTTTGGCTTTGTGCCTGTGATCAATGGTGTCACTGTTTTTTTTAAACACCGGGACAAATTGTTTAGTGATAACAATGTAAAGGATTTAAATAGCAGCTTTTCTAGTTTTGAGTATAAGGTTGATTCATCAAGAATATATTCTTTGGTTAGGGTAGGATATGATAAACAGGACTATGAAAGTATGAATGGTCGTGACGAATTCCGATTTACTACTGAATATACTACTGGCATTGATATAACTGATAATGTATTAGAGTTGATTAGCCCTTACCGTGCTGATGTTTATGGAATTGAATTCTTATCGCAAAAGAGAGGCCAAGATACAACGGATAGTGAAAGTGACAATGATGTGTTTTTTGTTTGTGCCAGTACTACATTACATGATAATGGCGGAGTACAAACATATAAAGAGTATAGGCTTATAAGGAGCGGTTGGGAAATAAGTGGTGTACTTGATCCTGAAACGATGTTTAATACCATGTATTGGCAAGGAGGCATATTGCAAGCAAATGCCGGCTATATTGGTATGTTCACTAAAAAACTATCTTATTCTTCTTCTGACGGTAATAGTGATGTTGTTGTCAATGGTATAGGAATGAAAGATGATTTTAACGTTGAAAGTGGTATTATAACTTGTGGAGATGTTTCATTCACAACTTATAATGAAGATATTCCACCAACAGATGATGAAACGATTAAAATCTTAAAAGATGATCTAGTTTACGAGGGCTACATCAAAGAGGTGAGTAGTACAGTTGAGAGAAACGAGGGAGTGAAGTATGATTTATTTGTCCGTTCAATAACAAAAGCCTAGAAATATGATTATAAGCCCGTTTACCCCACTGTTTTTTTCTCCGTCTACCGATAAATTTGGAGCGAAGAGTAAATATGTGCAATTATTCGCACGTACAGACAGGATTTTTGTTGAATTGATTTTGACAGCCAAAGAGCAGGAGCCTATAGTTTACATTAATAATCTTTTAAGTAATATATCTACACCTGTATCATTAAGCTCATGGAAGATGAATGATGATAAGATTCTTTATTTCTATAACATTTCATTGCTTCCATGTGGATACTATACTGTAACAGTTAATGGGAATACGAGTGAGATTTTTAAAGTTACGGACGATGAATGTGAGTTATCAGAAACCAGCCTTATTCAGTATTCAATGAAAGATAATAAGCAGCGTCTTGATGCTGTCTGGTGGATAGATGGGATGCAATACTTTTTTGATTTTCGCGTTCCTGGTGGTTTCAAAGATAACGGATGGACGTTCGGTGTGGATAATGAGCAGTTCGTGACCTCTGATGAGGATATTGTTGAGCTATTCAGCCACGAATATACAACAGTATTATTCACGCTTGGAAATGGGATGGGATGCCCTGTGTGGTTTGCTGAATTATTGAATCGTGTCTTATGCTGTAATTACGTCTACTTTGATGGTGTTCGATATACCAGAAAGGAAAGTAATGTTCCGGAACTTAACCAGCAAATAGAGGGATTGAAGAGTTTTGTGTTCAATCAAATGTTACAGAAGGTAAGAACGATGAATCCAGTTTTGGAATGGAATAACCAGCTTGCTATGAGGTGTGTACAAAGCGGTGCTTATAGGATAGCAGATGATGAAGGAATGCGTAGTATCAAGTATGGTTCAGAAAGTGGGGTTGCAGAGGTCGGAGCATATATCAATATGACTAAGGCTATTCCTAATACTGGAGTTTCTATTAATAGTGATACTATGGTTACTGTCAACAGTATTCATCACCCAGGTGTTGATAAAAATTCATATTGGGATTTGATTGCAATCAAGACGACTGACATAGATAACAAGTATATTGGTAGAAGAGGTTACGGTAAACTTACAGTTAATGGACTGGATAGACTAAAGAACGATTTGGACAACGGTTCGATAAATTTGCGTGCTGTACTATATAAAGGAGATTCGTATACTAACCTCATTGAAGGGAGTGTAATCAGTAGGGATGGTGTATGTGTCTTGAAAGGTATTAACGGTGGAGATATTGGTGCTCTGAAGGAGTTCCAACTTTATCTTGATAATGTCTATGATTGCGACATAGATAATCTTGGTATGACCATTGAGCTTGTATGGGTATATGAAAATGATTAAAAAAGAGAATTATGACAGAAACAGAAAAACAACAGATTATTAGCCTTGTGTTACAAGCGTTGAAGACAAACAGTCTTACAATAGAGCAACTGACTGATACAACAGAGCTATCCAAAGATATGTACGTTGAAGTTAGTGGCGGTCGGAAAATATCTATTGATTTACTTTCAAGTACCATTGCTAAAATGGTGAATGGTGATTTTGATGCATTAGTGGAGAATGTCAATAAGATTGCAAAAGATTTATCGGATGGAGACGCCGAGTTATTGAAACGTATAACAGGAGTGTCTGATAAATCCAATCCTTTGACTGACCCATTTAAAAGTATTGGCTCTTTTACTACTATTGGTAGCTTTAAAGATAAATTAAAAACAATGTATTCCGGGGATTCTTCTATTGGGAATTATCGGTGTATTTTGTCTGTTGATTCGTCTAAGATTCCTGTAAATATACAAATTGAACGGTTGGAGCTTAATAAGGTTTGTCAATCATTCACTTCGTGTATACAACTGGCTACCATGTCAGACAATGCCGAAGGTGTATATTTAGGTACAGTTTGTACAATCTCACGAATAGGTATTGTTTCCAATGAGAGTGTTACATGGGGCAAATGGACCTCTGTAATAAATGACTTTGAGGAAAGGATAGGAAAAGCGAACGGTATCGCTCCTTTGAACGAAGAAAGTAAAGTTCCTTCTGAATGTCTGCCTGAACCGTTGGCTCTTGGGGAAAGTGAAGATGAAGCCTTCCCCGGCGACCGTGGAAAGGCTTTAGAGGATGCAATGACAAATATCCCTTCCGACATAATCAAACCTGATTCATTCTCCGTCCTGTCTGACGCTTCCTATCTCAATGTATCTTTCAAAAAAGTGTCCAAAACAACCGGTAAAGAAACGGATGACAGCTTCCGTTTGCCTTCTGCTACCCTTGAACAAGCCGGCCTTTTGTCCGCCGAGGATAAGCAAGCCCTTGAGGATATGAAGAGCGGCACGCCCGCTGACGATGTAACACACCCCATCGTCATTGTTGATGAGATCCGCCCATTGAAAGACGGCTACTATACCCTTGAAACCGCTATTGCCGCCATTGTCTCCTATCAACAGGAATCTGGCGTCAAATATGAGCGAACGGGTCTCATCATTACTTACAAAACAGGCGAGTATGAAATGGAAACCCGGCAGTTCCAGGGTGCTGTGTCCGATTTTGCGACCCCTTCTCTTTGGAAACCCTTCGGGAATGGTGGTGGCAGTTCCGTTTTTGAAACTTCCGATGAACCGGCGGAAGGGGGAAAGGACGCCTTTTCAACTGGTGGCGCCTATGCCTATGTTCCGGCCAACCTCGACGTAAACGTGGAAACAGAAGGCATTGTAAAACTTCAGATGAAGAACGCTGCCGGTGAAACCCTTGGCGATGAAGTGCAGTTCGCTATCGGCACGGGTGGCGGCGGTCAAACTGGTGGTACCATTGTTGCCATTGCTTTCCAGTCGACACCTGTCTATGGCTCTTACGGCTCCACGCTACGAACCTTTGCCGCCATTCGTTCCGTGACCTCGAACGGTGTCGAATCCTCTGACAACCTGATTGAGAAACTGGAACTCGTAGACCGTGAAAGCGGGCTTACCGTCTGGACTGAAACCGTCAACAAAGCATCTTCCGGTGACATGAAGGACTTCTCCTTTGAACTGGACTTCACCACATACTTTACGGCTGCTGGTACTCGGAAATTCAAGCTGATAGCCACTGACGAAAGCGGCAACACCGGTTCCAAGAATGTCAATGTAACAGCTGTTGATATTACCTGTACCTGTGTGCAGGTGCTCAACTATACCCCTGAAACTCTGCTTACTCCGACAACTGAAAGTTTCAGCCTTCCACTCTATAAGTTCGGAAACAACACCTCTGATAAAGGTATCAGTGCCCAGGTTGACATCAAGATTAATGGTGAATGGCAATCCCTGTCTACCACCGTTGTAAATGACAACTACTCGCACTCCGTTGTAATCCGCCCTGCTTCCCTCGGCCTAGAACACGGTACCTATCCCTTGCGCATCCAAGGAACGGATGTCGCATCCGGAGTGAAAGGAAATGTCATCTACACGGCTGTCATGGTAATTGACCCGAATAGTTCCACACCTCTTGTCGCCTTGAGATACGATGATAAAAACGGTGGAGTAGTCCGACTGTACGAAACCGTAGAACTTGATGTTGCCTGTTATGACCCGTTGGAAATGACTTCACCCGTCAGCGTGAAAGCCAATAACGTGCAGGTAACACAAATTGCTGCCAGTCGTAACAAAACCTATCAGGTCAAACAACAACTGCAGGGCTACAAGGCTGACGGCACGGATACGGTCAACTATACTGCCGTATGCAAGGACGTGACTAGCGAACCTGTCCGGGTGACAGTTAGCGGTTCCGCCATTGACGCCGCCATAAAAGAAGGCGCCATCTATAACTTTGACTTCTCATCCCGTACCAATCAGGAAACTGACCATAGCATTGTCAGCGGTAATTATGAAATGAAAGTGGACGGTGCCAACTGGACTACCAACGGTTTTGGCACATTCTTGGGTGAGAACTGCCTTCGCGTAGCCGAGAATGTGGGCGTGTCATTAAACCATGCCCCGTTTGCCGGCTCGTCCATCGAATCCAACGGTGCCGCCATCCAGTTCGCTTTCGCTTCCAAGAACGTGACCGATGATGATGCCCTGCTCCTTAGCTGCTATGACGAAACGTCCGGTGCCGGCTTCTATGTCACCGGCCGGGTGGTCGGCATCTTCTGTAACAATGGCGTTTCCCGTCGTGAAGAACGCGCCTATCGACAGGGTGAAAAGATAACCGTAGCCGTGGTTGTTGAACCTGCAAGCAACTACGTTGAACGTGACGGCACACGGTATTCCATGATGAAACTCTTCCTCAACGGTGAGGAAGTCGCCTGCCTTGGTTATGTTCCGGGCGGCGGCTCCCTGATTCAGACCAAGTATATAACGATGGACGGCAAACTGGGTGATTTGTATCTTTATTACATGATGGCCTGGAACTCCTATATGGAATGGGCACAGGCGTTCAAGAACTACCTTGTCCGTCTGACCGATACAGAGGTAATGGTGAAGGAATACGCCTTTGAGGACATCCTTAAAAGCCAGACAGCCGAGGGTAGTACCCAAAGCCGCCCGTCGGCTGCCGAAATCTATTCACGCGGTATGCCTTACATTGTCGAATGCCCCTATGAAGGCTCCGATATAGAAGCACTGGACGGCACCACTTCCACCAGTACGAAGATATACATCACGCTCTATTACTTTGACCCCGAACGCCCGTGGCGTAACTTCAAGGCCGTGAGTGTCCAAACCCGCAACCAGGGAACCACCTCTGCCAAACGCCCGGTAAAGAATAAACGCTACTACCTCGCCAAGAGCAAAGGCAAAAACAAGGACACTCGAATCATACTACTTAATCCGGACGATACGACGGAGGAAGGACGCCGTGCAATAGCCTTGGCTGCCATCAACAAAGTACAGGTCGGTGATAATACAATCCCGGTCGATGTCATTACCGTAAAAGTCGATTACTCCGATTCCGGTAATGCGAACGACTGCGGCGCCTGTGAAATGATGAACGTTACATACCGTGCCTTAGGTGGTAACTATATGACACCTGTCCAACGTGCATTTGACGGAACATTTGACAGCGGTGACTTGCATATCGAAGACTTGCAGATGAACCACTCTACCGCCAATCACCCGGTAGCCACCTATCGGTGTAAGGATGACAGCCTGCAAAACGTCTATTTCCATGCCAAAGGCAACTGGAAAGAAGACAAAGGGGAGCAGTTCGCCCTCGGCTTCAAAGATACCCCCGGCTATAACAAAGGTTGCCTGAATTATGGTGACTTCATAGAGTTCTTCGGTACTCCTGACGAAACTTTAGACGCAATTGAGATACGCTTCAAACAGACTGACGGCCTCGATACGGACAGCGTGTACCTGCTTTCCCTGTATTGTGGCAGCTCATACCGGATAATGAGGTATCAGGATGGTGTCTGGAAAAAGCAGTCCGGTTACATGAAGTATGAAAACGGCAAATGGAATGTCACCGGTGATGTCCTTAATCCCGTTGAAGGCTTCGAACTTCTTAATTACCAAGGTATGGACTGGTTCCAGGGCGTTGGTTCTGTTCAGGATATGATGGCTATGAAAACGGACAAGTCCTCATGGGTTCAAAAACTCGTGGATAACGGAACTATCTCTGCTGATATCTTCCCGGCATGGACTTACTACTTTGAATCGCTTGTCGATGATGATCAGCTCGCCATTGATTACGCTTTGGGTAAGAAAGTGCCGTATAACCTCTACCGATGGTTGCGCTTCTGTGATTCCTGCGATTACTCCAAAGGCGGGAACTGGCAAAGAACATGGAAGGAAAACCTGTATAAATATGCCTGCCCGGAAAGTGTCTTGAGTTATGACATTTTCACCGACTACCTTGCCGCCACTGACCAACGGGCCAAGAATATGCAGCCGATGTGGTTCCTGGAAGAGTACGCTTCCGTAACGGACGGTGTGTACAGCTCCGAGGATGCCATGCGCATGTACCTGAATAAAATCTATGACTGCGATACGCTCAACAGCAAGGATAACGATGGTGGCTGTACGGTTGACGCCGAGGTGGACCCCAACCGGACGAGCGATGAAACATTCACTAACCCTTATGCTGGCTACGGCTCCGTTCTGTTTAATAACATCTATCTCCAGCAAGTAGTGTGGACTGACTCATCCGGTACGGAACTGTCCCTGCGTACCGTTGCCGCCGCCATGCGTAATGTCCAGGCGACCATTGACGGCGTTACTCTGCACCCGTTCTCGCCCGAAGGAGCTACGCATTTCTTCATTGACAAACGGCTCAAAAAATGGCAGAAACTGGTTAGTTCCTACGACGGTGAACGGAAATACATCTCCTATACCGCCACCTCTGACGCTATCTATTTCTATGCCCTGCAAGGTCTGGGACTTACTGCCCTTCCGTCTTTCATCGAAAGACGTTGGCGTATTCGTGACGGCTATTTTCAAACCGGTGATTTCTTCAGCGGTGTAATTTCCGGGCGCGTATCTTCCAAATCAAACGCCACCATCCGGATTGTCGCTGCTAAAAACGGTTACTTCGGTGTCGGCAATGACGCTAGCGGCAACCTTTCCGAAAGCTGCTTCCTTGAAGCGGGCGAAGAATATGTATTCACCAACTTCTCACACGAGGAAGGCGCCTTGCTGTATATCTATCAGGCTGACCGCATGAAGCTGCTCGACCTGTCTGAAATCTCCCTGTCAAGTACGGTGAGCTTCTCTGCCATGCAACTTGTGGAAACCCTTATCTTGGGCTCTGACACCCATACAGAACAATCCATCGGTTCTTACGCACCGCTTACCTCGCTGAACTGCGGCGAAATGCCCTTCCTCGTATCACTCGATATCCGGAACACACAAATCGCTACGCTCGTCACCGACAAATGCCCACGTATCGCCCATATCAATGCGTCCGGTAGCAAACTGGAGAACATCACTCTTGCAGAGACTTCTCCGATTAATGACATCTCTCTTCCACCAACAATGACAAGCCTCCGTTTTGTCGGTCTTCCTGAACTGACCTATACCAGTCTTTCCGCCCCGTCCGGCCTGCAAATAGAATCCATGCCGAACGTCCAACGCCTGCGTCTTGAAACGTCGCCTCAACTTGACGCCATTCAGATGCTCCGTGATGTCCTCGCTTCACAAGCGGCATCCCGTAAACTTTCCATGCTCCGTATCTCGAACATGACCCTGAAGGCTGACGGCTCCGAGCTTCTTGCCATTCTCGAATATGGAGTTGCCGGAATGGATGAGGACGGCAACAGACAGGATAAACCGGTAGTCAACGGCACGTATGAACTGACAGTTATCCGTGAAACGGATGAAATCGAATCCCTTGAATCCGGTATTGACGGCCTTGTCATCCTTACCGTCATAGATGCCTACATCGACCTGATCAACTGGTTCAATAATGAGTCTTATGGCGGAGAACCGTACTACGATAACGTAACGCTGGACAACATCAATGAAGTCCTTGAATATTATAACGGCGAAACCTACGAGGAATATCTCGAACGCTTCGCTGAAGACAATATGGATATTAATGATTTAATCAACAAGTAACTATGACGAATGAACAAAGCGCAACGCTGCTTCGCTTGAACAAACAGGCACAAGTGGCAGCACTGAACGCCGTGGGATTCTCGGATATCACCGAGAATTCCCGTGCATCTGAATTTGGACAACGTATCAAGTGGGCCGCCGGCCTGCTTGATCTGCATCTTGCCTGTAACCGTATTTCTGATAACTCCAAGGCATACTTTACCGCTGCCGAATGGAACTCCCTTACGCTCGCTAATAAGCAACTGTACATCAAACGCGGGCTTCGTATCCGTGCCCACGGACACTCCTTCGTAATCGCCGCCCAGGAGTGCTATAACGCCGACATGACTACTACCTTCTATTGGGGCGGTCAGGGTAAAGCCATAGACGGCCTGAATCAAAAAGGACTGGGTGCCATGTACGGCTGCTTCACGGGTGAGGAAGATACCGACCTGATCATCACCGGCCTGAAAGACCAAAACAATAGTGGTGTAATCGGTGCGCCAGCTGCCGAAGCCGCCCGCGCCTACCGTGCCTACACTTTGGAAAGTGACGGTATCGAAGACGAATCCAACTGGTTCCTTCCGTCATCCGGTCAAATGCTTCTGATGTACCGCTACCGTGATAAAATCAATGAGATGATGCGTACCTTTTGGAGTAGTGACAGTATGCTGATGACTGATAAATACTACTGGTCATCAACAATTTGGGATACTAACTCCGCCTGGGCGTTCGAACTGAATACCGGGCGTATTACGAATCAAAACAAAAATTCAGCCCTTCTTCATGTGAGAGCTGTTGCTTCCGAATAGTATTAACTTAATATTATACAATAAAATGGATAAAAATATTGCCAGCGCAATGCTTTTGCGCTTGAATAAACAAGATCAAATTTCAGCTTTGCAGTCAATAGGTTTTACAACCGTGAATGAAAACACCCCCGCAAGCGACATCGCCAAATATATGCAATGGTCAGGTACGCTTCTTGACCTTTCTTTGGCTACGCTCCGGATTGAAGACGGTGAACAAGTCTTTTTCACGGCTTCCGAATGGAACTCCATGAGCGCGAATAATCGCTCCAAGTATATCCGTATCGGCATCCGACTTCGCGCCGAATGCCACCAGTTCATTATCGCCAAAAGCGACTGCGTTGACGCAGGCGGCAATAAAACGTTCAAATGGGGTGGCTACGGTACCGACCTACGCGGCCTGAAAAACTACGGCAGTGGTAACCAAGGACTCTATGATACCTTCGACGGCAAGGAAAATACCGATGTTATAATAGAAACCCTTGCAGGCGTCAAGGACACCCAGGGAACTGTCGGCGCCCCTGCCGCCGAAGTTGCCAGAGCCTATAAAGCCTGTACGCTTGAATCTGACGGAATTGAAGATACAACCGTGTGGAACCTGCCCGCATTGGGTGAACTTATGCTTATGGCCAAGTATAAAACCGAAATCAATGAGCTCATAACTTCTATGTTTGGCAATCAAAACATATTTACAAATGACTGGTATTGGTCTAGTACCGAATATGACGCTTCCAGCAGTTGGGGCGTGAACTTCAACAGCGGCAGCGTCAGCACGCACTACCGCCAGGGCGCGTACCGGGTTCGTCCCCTCGCCGCAATAAACACTTTATCCCTTTAATTCTTTATCCCTTAGAAAGTTAGCTAAATAAAAGCCCCGGTAGGGGCTTTTTAGTTTCACTTTTTTGAGCTAAAATTGTGTTAATTGCTTTACAGTTATTAACTTTGTGCCCTCTAATACATACATTAAAATATTAAAAAATTAACATGGCACTTACACAAGACCTTCCTATATCAAATTCGATGTATAAGCTTCTGAACCTTATCATTGATGCCCGGCAACAATTCCCCAAGGCGTTCCGGTATGAATTTGGTACGGAGTTGATGATGCTTGCCGTTCATTGTTGCGAATATATCCGTTATGCAAATACAGATATGAACCTTGAGCATCGTGCAGATTATCTGATGAAGTTTTTGTGTGAGTTTGATGCATTGAAATTACTGCTAAGAGTGTGTGAAGAACGACATTTGACCAGCCTGACTCAAACTGCCGAAATCTGTCTGCTTGCAGAGAGCATCGGTAAGCAAAGTACCGGTTGGTACAAAAAAACGGTTGCAGATCTCCAACGGCAAAAAGCTAACGGATCGCAACAAGTCGCAAAGCCGGAGTCATAATCGCCAAGGGGATTATGAGTGAGCAATTAGAATTATTTATTGGGCATCCCCCCGGTGATGAGCCGGGAAAGACTAAGATAGCGGATGCAACGGCTTCCAGCAGTTGGAACGTGAACTTCAACAACGGCAACGTCAACACGAACAACCGCCAGAACGCGAACCGGGTTCGTCCCCTCGCCGCAACAGGTAATATAATCTATGACATACTTCTTAGCAGTATTTTCGAAGCATCCGAAGATTGTGCCAGACAGAAAAGAACGAGTACGGATTGTGTTGAGTTTTATAATGATTATCAGTCTGCATTGGTGCGGCTATGGTATTCTATTATTTACGGTGAATATGTACCGGACTTTTCAAAAGTATTCATACGGACTTACCCGGTATATCGGGAGGTTTTTGCCGCCGCTTTCATTGATCGTGTTGTCCATCACTGGATCGCTCTTCGTATCGAGCCGATTTTAGAGGAACGTTTTCGGGAACAAGGGAACGTCTCGAAGAACTGCCGGAAAGGTGAGGGATGTCTGTCTGCCGTGCACTATCTGAATAACATGATAGTCGAGGTCAGTGAGAATTATACTGCCGATGCGTACATTTTCAAAGATGACCTGTTCAGTTTCTTCATGTCTATCTCGAAATCGTTGGTATGGGAAATGCTGAACATATTCGTAAGGGACAATTATAAAGGCGATGATATTGAATGTCTGCTTTACCTTCTAGCCGTTACTATCTTTCATTGTCCACAAAATAAGTGTATCAGACGCTCTCCCGTCTCCATGTGGGACAAACTTCCCAGTAATAAAAGTCTGTTTCATAATGACCCTGACAGGGGAGTGGCTATCGGGAACCTGCCGTCGCAACTCATAGCCAACTTTCTGGCGTCTGTATATGATTATTTCGTGATGGAAATACTGGGATTCATATATTATGTACGCTTTGTTGATGACTTTTGTATCGTAGTGAAATCACCGGAAGAAATATTGTCCAAAGTCCATCTTCTTGATGGTTTCCTGAAAGAACAACTCCTTTTACGGTTGCATCCACGCAAACTGTATCTTCAGCATTATAAAAAAGGAGTCTTGTTTGTAGGGGCGTTCATTTTGCCTGGTAGAATTTATGTATCTAACAGGGTGGTTGGTAACACATATAACGCTGTCAGGAAATTTAATAGAATAGCTGAAAATGGATTTGCAGAAGCGTATGTTGAGAAGTTTGTGAGTACGATGAACTCTTATTATGGCCTGATGAAACACTTTGCAACGTACAATATCCGCCGTAGAATTGCAGCGATGTTACTTCCTGAATGGTGGGAATATGTTTATATCGAAGGACATTTTGAAAAGTTTGTATTGAAGAATAAATATAACCATAGAAAACAACTAATTAAACATATCAAAAGACATGGATCAAAAAAATATCTTACCGCGTGGGATTGCTAAGCCTATCGAGCAACAGCCGGACGGAACTTGGATTGTACGTCATCACTTCCGGGTGGTTGGTACCAGTGAGAATGGTGAAGAACTGGTAACTTTTGCCAGTTCGGAATATCCCGAGAAACCTACCTTGCAACAGATTCAAAGAAGTATTGACCGTTATCGGGTGTGTCTTACAATGTATGGAGATACGATTTCAGACGAAATAGAAAAGGTTGATCTTTCCGTGTATATGTTTACGGATTAATAGTTCAATCTGTTGGTTGTTTAGGGGTGCTTATCAAGCATCCCTTTTTTATTTATGGAAAAAGTGAAAATTATAATGTCTTGTTTTATAGATATTTATCATAGAATTGATTTCCAAGATTTTCCATTTTTGTAAAACTCGTTATTATACTCAATACATTTGTTCCATACAGAATATTTTATTAATAATTAAACGCTATGAGTATGGGTATAAAAGTATTGTATGATTGGCTTTTGCAATCTAACCGACCGGCACACGTCAAAGCCGGGATGTTCGTCTTTGTTGTAATGCTTGTTTTCTGTTTCCTTCTATTAGGCATTGATTTCTGTAAATCTGCTATTGTTTCTTTAACGACAACCGCCATTGCCGCAATAGTGGTTGAGTACATTCAGAAAAAGTGCGGGTTCATCTTTGATTGGCTTGACGCATTAGCTACTGTTTTGCTTCCTGGGCTGATTACTGTGTTTTCAATATTGGTAGTAACTTTATGATTAATATTATGAGATGGTTATATGAGTTATTTAATGTAGACCAGATACGAATTATTTTCGTTTCGATGTTCAGTTCTCTTCTTGCTTATTTAACGCCGACTAAAGGTTTTCTTATAGCATTAGTTGTAATGTTTGGATTTAATATTTGGTGCGGAATGAGGGCTGATGGTGTTTCAATTATACGTTGTAAAAACTTTAAGTGGGATAAGTTTAAAAATGCCTTGGTCGAACTTCTCCTCTATCTTATAATCATTGAGGTAGTCTTCTCCTTTATGACCTTGATAGGAGACGGTGAGAACTCATTGTTAGTTATTAAGACTATTACGTATGTGTTCTCTTATGTGTATCTTCAGAACGCATTTAAGAATCTAATTATTGCTTATCCTAAAAACAAAGGGTTTCGTATTATCTATCATGTAATACGCTTTGAATTTAAACGGGCCACGCCTACACATGTACAGGGAATTATTGATAGAATCGAGAACGAATTAGATAAAGAGGAAAAGATATGAAAGTATTGATTGATAATGGTCACGGTGAAAATACACCTGGTAAACGTTCACCGGACGGAAGATTGAGAGAGTGGGCGTATTCAAGAGAGATTGCCGATATGGTAGTAGTAGGATTGCGCAAGTTGGGAATTGATGCCGAGCGCATCGTTAAAGAGGATACAGATGTTCCATTGTCTGAGCGATGCCGACGGGCTAATGCTATTTACAAGGAAGCAGGTAAAAAAGCTATCCTTGTATCTATTCATTGTAATGCAGCCGGCAATGGTAGTTCTTGGATGAGCGCAAAAGGTTGGAGCGTGTTTGTATCGAATAATGCTTCTAGTAACAGCAAAAAATTAGCAGACTGCCTGGGACAAGTAGCAGAATGTATTCCGGTTCCCGTCCGAAAGCAGATGCCCGGACGGGAATACTGGGAACAGAATCTTGCCATCTGTCGGGATACTAATTGTCCGGCTGTATTAACAGAGAACTTCTTCCAGGACAATAAAGAGGACGTTGAGTACCTTTTGTCTCGGGAGGGTAAAGATGCAGTTGCTCAGATACATATTGAAGGAATCGTTAAATACCTGGGATTATGAAAGCCTTGATTTATATAACCATATTCCTGATGTCGGGAATATGGTTTACTTCTTGTAAGACTTCTCGGAACATGGAGACGGAGAAGCAGATTGACTATTCAGGGGATTTCTTGTATCTGCAAAACTTGATAGAATCACTACGGTTGGATGTGAATAAGCAAACCAAGATTACTACTGACAAATTGAGTGATTTGAAGATTGAGAATAAAACAGTTTACTTGTCGTCTCCGGATTCAACTGGAAAGCAATATCCGATTAAAGAAAGTACTACTACTGCATCCAAGCAGGATCAGGAAAGAACAGAAGTTGATGAAACATTATCCATTACTTTGCAGCAGTTCTCGAATCGACTTGATACTATTAGTAATAAGGTTAATGTTTTGCTGAATCAAAAAGAAACTGTCGTAGAACTATCATGGTGGGATTTACATAAGGATAAAGTGTATATAGGGATAATAGGTTTGTTTATTGTTGGTTGGATGGTATATAGGTCTAAAATAAAATAGCACTTGATTAGAGATCTTTGTGAATCACAAGCTTTTTGATTTCTTGCTACACATTTGTGACAGTAATGCATCAATATTAACGATGATTGCGATGTTTTTATGTTAAAAATGTATTAACACTACGTCAGTAACAAGGTGAATATATTATTCATTTATAGGGATAAATAAAGTCTGTACTTATTTGAATAACAGGATTATACGTCGTTTTTAACTCATCAATCAATCAATCAATCATCCATGCGTATAAGTTTTGTACAAAATATCCTTGAAAAATCAAATTTGTTTCTTAAAAATTAAATGTTTAGCTTTGTCGCAACAAAAGTAGCGATAAAGCTAATTCGATAAATCTGTTTAAAACAAAGTTTCAGTAGAAGTTGTTATTAATTAATGAGTCTCATTAAGTATAAGTCAGAAGAGAACTTAGAAGCCGCAAAACTTCTTAATGATAATAAGAAGTTTACTTCTAGCGTACATTGCTCTTATTATGCTGTATTGCAAATAATGAAATATGCACTTAACGAAAAGTGCCATATTAGTTATGAAAAGCAAAATGAGCCAAAGGATAAAGACAGTCATATATATATTCGAGATGAGATATTATATCAATTAAGGAGTATCCAAACTAAAGAATCAATTAAAAGATCATTTGATGCAGCCAAGGCCCTTAGAAGGAAAGCTGATTACTTAGAAGATGAAATTGAGGATGTTGATAGTCTTGGGATGTATGAACAGGCTGATGCGCTAATAAAAAAAATAAAAAAGGAGTTTGTTTTATGAATGAAAAAGAATACATTGCTGCATGGCTCAATGAAATGATAGCCAAGTTTGATTGGATTACTTTTCGTTATGAATATTCTCATAAATTACTTGCATATTGTATTGAAGTTCTCCCAGCAAATTCTATAGAACGAAGTGAAGAATATGCTAATGAAGAGTATAACTTTTCTTGTGATTTTGAGCAAAAGTTTAATGAGTCTGTAATATTCTCAAATGGAACAGAATTTTATAGATGCTCAGAAAATGCAGTTGTTATTGGGCAAGTTAGACAAAAAAATATTGAATGGATTAAAGATGACAGCTTTATTCTTGACTTAGAGGATTATATTCTTGATTTTAAGGATGATAATTTTAAGAAAATAGAATCTGGTATCTTTGCAACTTGTAAGAAGTGGGATAATTACAATTTTGATTTGGCCGCTTAAATAATAAGAAAATGGAAAGAAAAGCGATTGTGTCTAAGTTTAGACTTAAAAATTATGTAATTGATAAATCCATATTTGATTATAATGGAGAGGAAGTCAGTTCAGAGCGAAATATTGGTTTTGATGTTAAAGGGCTTATTAAAAAAGACAATCTGTTTGAATTGACATTGATTACAAAGATTGTAGACGAAAATAAAGCATTAAAGATTTTTGTGCAAGTAGTTGCCACGTATGAATTTTCTTCAGATATTACTCAGAAAACGTTAAGTGATATGTTTTATAAAAATGCTCCAGCAATAATATTTCCTTATGTTAGAGCATATGTTTCTTCATTAACAGTATTATCAGGGATTGATGCTGTCAATATTCCAACAATGAATTTAACTTCAATTGCTGAGGATCTAAAGGAAAATACGAAGAAAGAGGAATGATGAGTATTTTGTATTATAGGATATTTAGCCTCGCGTCTTACTGATTCGGGGCTTTTCTTTTGCTCATCTCATTTATAATTCCTATATTTGTGTACAGACGTGGATGTCTGTTGTATCATCTCTCTACGTGGAAGATTTGCTAGATTTTGGGTTTGAGAGATAATACGTTATTTACTCCAAAAAGGATGAGCCTTGACTAAGTGTAGTCAGGGCTTTTTTTATTAATATCATGAATTTGGTGTACTAACGAAGTGCTAATGACTAACAATATGTTATCTTTGTATTACAGTTTACATAATTATTAATAAAAAAAAATGCATCATGGCACTAACTGATTTTTTTAGAATTAATCTTCCTTATGGCATTGTCCGAGATTCTAAAGGTAGATGGTCTGCTTTCAACCGGGAGTATTTACCTCTTGGATGGAATGAAAGAGAGGATTCTCCGGTAGATATAAATTCTGATAATGCTTTTGGGAATATTCCCATCCATACAGAGTATGAGAAAGTAACAGAAAAGAAGCTTTTTGAAATTGCAGGAGATGAAAAGTTTGTAGAGAGAGATACTGATGGGAAAATTAATCGTATTTATTTATACAATGACAGAACTAATCCTCAATCATCAAATGAGTATTGGAATGATTATTTTTCTAAAATAAAACTTTTGAGCCGATTTGAAAGAAAATAA